CATGCCGGCGCCGGACGGGCGCTCGCGCGCGGTGTCGACCGATGTCGCCGACACGATCGAAGGACTGATGCCGTCGCTGATGGAGATCTTCTGCGGCGGCGACGAGGTGGTGCGGTTCGAGCCGGTCGGCCCGAACGACACCGCGGCGGCCGAGCAGGAGACCGACTACGTCAACCACGTCTTCATGCAGGTCAACCCCGGCTTCCTGATCCTCTACACGTTCATCAAGGACGCGCTGCTCTCCAAGACCGGCATCGTCAAGGTGTGGTGGGAAGACCGGACGCTTCGTGAGCGCGAGACCTATTACGATCTGACCGACGACGCATTTGCACTGCTCTCGGCCGATCCGGACATCGAGATCACGGCGCATTCGGCGCGGCCCGCCCTGCCGCCGCCGGAAGGCGAGGACCCGCCACCGAACTCGGGCCTGCCCGAGTTCGGCACCAGCGATGCGCAAGTCGGGCAGGCCCGACTTGCGGAAGGCGGCCCGCTGCTGCACGACGTCGAGGCGTTGCGCTCGCGCAACGCCGCCCAGGCCAAGGTCGAGCCGGTGCCGCCGGAGGAGTTCGGCATCTCGCGCAACGCGCGCTCGCTGCGCGACTGCGATTACTGCTTTCACAAGGTGGTGCTCGGCGAGGCGCGGCTGGTCGCCCAGGGGTTCGACAAGGGGCAGGTGAAGACGCTGCCGACCTATACGGCGATCTCCAACACCGAGGAGCTCGACCGCAACACGGTCGACGAGTCGCAATACGCCGGCGACCAGACGAACCAGGCGGCGCGCCGCATCGAGGTCACCGAGCACTACATCCGCATGGACTACGAGGGCGACGGCAAAGCCTGCCTCTACAAGGTGACGACCGGCGGCAGCCAGGGCGACATCCTCAAGAAGGACGGCAAGCCGGACATCGAGCCGGTCGACGTGATCCCGTTCGCCGCGATGACGCCGATCATCGTGACGCACCGGTTTTTCGGCCGCTCGATCGCCGACCTGGTGATGGACATCCAGCGGATCAAGACGGCGTTGCTGCGGGCGATGCTCGACAATGCGTATCTATCCAACAATCCGCGTGTCGAGGTGGCCGAGCAGTTCGCCGGGCCCGACACGCTCGACGATCTGCTGGTGTCGCGGCCGGGCGGGATCGTGCGCACCAAGCAGCCGGGCGGACTCAACTGGCAGGTCGTCCCGTCGATCGCGGCGCAGACCTTTCCGGTGCTCGAATACATGGACGCAGCCCGCGAGTTCCGCACCGGCGTGACGCGGCAGGGGCAGGGGATCGACGCCGACGCGCTGCAGAACCAGAGCGCGACGGCGGTCAACGCCGTGTTCACGGCCGCGCAGGCGCGCATCAAGCTGATCGCCCGCATCTTTGCCGAGACCGGCATCCGCGATCTGTTCGCGCTGCTGCACCAGATCATCCGCAAGCACGGCGAGAGCGGCCATACGGTGCAGCTGCGCAAACAGTGGGTCACGGTCAATCCGCGCGAGTGGAAGACGCGCAACGAGCTCACCGTGCACGTGGGGCTCGGCACCGGCACCAGGCAGCAGCAGCTCGGCATGATGAACATGGTCGTCGCGGCGCAGGAGAAGGCGATCGCCGTCGGCCTGGTGTCGCGCCGCAACCTGCACAACTCGGCGATCCATCTGGCGCGGCTCGCCGGCTTCAAGAACGCCGACGAGTTCTTCACCGATCCTGCCGCGCCGCCCAACGCGCAGGACCCCGCCGCGGCGCCGATCGAGCCGCCGCCACACCCGGACACGATGAAGGCGCAGGCCGCGCAGCACGAGGCGCAGGGACAGATCCAGCTCACGGCCGCCAAGGCGCAGGCCGACGCCCAGCACGAGGCGGCGAAGACCCAGGCCGGCCTCGCGCTCGAGCAGCAGCGTTTCGAGCACCAGAAGCAGCTCGCCGTGATGGAGCATGGGCTGCGTGCCGAGGCGCATCGGATGGAGATGCACAAGGCGCACGTCGACCTGGTCAAGACCGCGGCATCGCTCGCGGGTGGTCCCGGCCCGGACGGGCAGCCGGCGCCGGTCGATCTCGACGGGCTGATCGGGAAGCTGGCGACGCTCAACCCACCGGCGCCGCCGCACAAGGGCCTGCGCATCGTGCGCGACGCGGCCGGCCGCGTCAGTCACGCGGTGCCGATCGAATAGGAGCTGCCCCGTCATGGCCGGGCTTGTCCCGGCCATCCACGTCTTTGCGACACGGCAAGGCGTGGATGCCCGCATTCGCGGGCATGACGATGGCTGACAGCAGGAGCAAACAATGGCCTCGTTCAACAAGTTCAACGCGTTCGTGGAGGACGTCGCCGAGAAGGTCCATAACCTGCAGAGCGATACACTCAAGGTCATATTGACCAACACGGCGCCCGTCGCGACCAACGCGGTGAAGGCCGACATCACCGAGATTTCTGCCGGCAACGGCTATACGGCGGGCGGGACGCAGGCCACGCTCGTCTCGTCCTCGCAGTCGAGCGGCAGCTACACGCTCAAGCTCAACAACGTGACGTTCACCGCCTCGGCCGGCTCGATTGGTCCGTTCCGCTATTGCGTCCTTTACAACTCGACGCCGGCAAGCGGCAACCTGATCGGCTGGTACGACTACGGCGCGGCGCTCACGATCACCGCCAGCAACAGCTTTCAGGTGCAGTTCGACCCGACCAACGGCGTGCTGACGCTCAGCTAGCGCATGTTCCGGCGAAGTGGACGCCGGTTCGCCGCCAAGAACATGCGCAAACGAAATAAATCGAGAGCATGTTCCGATTCCGAAGGAACGGAATATGCTCTAGGAAGGCATTTCCGTGGGTGTCACCTACGCTACAGGTTTTGGCGGTTATACGTCGGGCGCCGAGCCGCCGGATTGGACTCAGACGAGCGGCGCGTTCACGTGGACCGTTTCGACGGATTCGAACGCGCTTTATGGCAAATCGGCAGCCATCACGGCATTCACGAGTAACGGCTTCAAGACCTGGAACGCGGTCCCGAGCACGGCGGACGTCGAGATCCTGCTGATCTCGAAGCTGCCGGCCTCGATCACGACGGGCGATCCCTTCCTCCGGCCCTCCGGCCGCGTCGATGCGACCGGAGCCAATGGCTACTTTGCCGACTGGCAGCTCATATCGGTCGGCAACCTGGTCCTCAATATCTTCAAGAGGGTGTCCGGGACCAACACAGGCATCGGCTCTATCGCAAAGACGTTCAGCGCCGGCGACGTGGTGGCGATGCGGTTCAGGGTCGTCGGGACGGCGCTGAGCCTCAAGGCGTGGCTCTGGTCCGCCGCCGAGCCCGGCTCGTGGGACATCAGCATCACCGACAGCGCCGTGACGGCGGCGGGCCTGGTCGGCATCCGCAAGGCCGCAGCCACCCAGACGGACGCGTACTATTGGTTCTCCGTCGCGACCGGAGGGGACACGGCGCCCTCGCCTTTCTTTCCGGGAACGGGGTCATTTACTCTCGCCGGCCAAGCGGTCGCCTTCCGGGTCCAAGAGCCAGCGGCGCTGGCGTCGTTCGCGCTGACTGGGCAGGCCGCCAAATTCCAAGCGGCGGCCGGTATCGCGCTTGGCACGTTCGCCCTGACAGGCCGGGCAGCGACGTTCCAGGCGCAATTTGCGGCACCATTCGCGGCATTCACGCTTGGCGGGCCGACACCGGCACTACAGGTCAAGGTCCCGGCTGCGCTCGCTTCGTTTGCGCTCGCGGGTGGATCCACGACATTCGACACGTATTTTGCGTTGACGGTCGGCGCGTTCAATCTCGCGGGCCAGGTCTTCTTCGACCCTGTCGAGGTGGTGGCGCCCGGCAGCTTCATGCTCACCGGCTACGACGTCGATCTCAGCTACGACCTGCTCGGCGGCGGCTCATCGATCTCGGGCGGCACGTTCTCGCGCCAACGCTGGCGCGAGATGCTGGCCGAGGAGGAGCGGCGGCGCGCGGAGGAAGCGCGGCATATTCGCGACGAGAAGCTTCGCCGCAAGGGGGAGCGGCGCCGGCGCGAGGCCGCACTTGCCGAGGCGCGTCGCCGCTCCCGTGAACGGGCGCGGGC